GGCTTCGACACTTTTACCCGAAAATAATTTTTGCGTTAAGCTCGGGTTACTATTTGCAATTGCTGCTTCTGCTAATTCTTCCTTCGCGTCAAAAAATCTCGAAAATCCTTGGTACAGGTCATTGATCTCCTGCCCTTTTTCAATTCCATTTTTTATCATGTTGTATGCAGACCCAGCCATGCTTAACGCGGCTGCAATCTCAACCATGATGTTAATCCCTTATCAGTTTTCCTCGAACTTCAACGCCCTCAGATTATCGATCTCGGCTTGAAGTCTCATAACTTCCAATCTCTTTTTTTCCAACTCTAATTGATATAGAACATTACAATTGAGCCTTTCTTTTGGTGCACCAAGAGGAATTGTGATTCTCCCGTATACACCTACATCACGTATAAATTGATCATTGTTATAACGAAAAGAAGGATCTTGCTGCGAAAGATTGTACAGCGGATCTTCTTGATTCATAATTCCCACAACACCAAATTCTACGTTAGTAGAGGAACCAATCGCCATTGAGCATTCCAAATCACCAGCTCTTATGCGATCAGTTTGGAAGTTGGGAGACGTTTGCGGAATGGCCATATTAATCGAACTCGATTGACCATAAGCAGCGCCTGCCCAAAAACCAATTACGAAATATAATGTAATGAATAATATAAATTTCATGCGTGTCATTTTATTTTAGAACATATTCTCGTTGCAACCATAGTGAGTCCACTTCCCTCACCAATTAATTTAGACTTAGAACAAATATACACCGCTCGATTTCTATCTTTTTCGCGAATATATACGTTCAACTTTTTTCTATCTAAATACTTCAGCCTTATAACATCAGACTCAGAAGCAAAAGGTAGAGGTTGCCAGTCACCATCAAACACGTTTAATCCAAAATATTCAACATCTGTTCTACCGTTAAAGAGAGTCATCTCAGCGACTAAAACGCCCGGTACAAACGATTGCTTTAATTTTGGATATGTTGGTGTAAACTCGTGGGCCTTTACAGACCCACAGAGCAAGACCAACAGTGTAATACCAAAAAAACTTCTCATCTGTATTATATATTAAATAGCGATACACTCAGCTTGTACAATTGTACGATATGTTCCAGCAGGGAACGCCTTGTCGTATCCATAATCTGCTTCTGATTCAACTTGGAACCAAGTGCTTCCGGCAATCGACAGATCAACTTCTGTCACGTTGTCGTACTCGATTTTGTCAGTGTCATAAGCTGCCATGCTAGCATCAGTAGAATCTGCAACTGATGTCGAACCATCCCATGTAACTACGTCACTCAGAGTTGGACTCTCAGAAAACGAAATGGGGTGTGTGATTCTTGCCTTGTAGTAGTCAGCGATAATTACATCATATCGAATAACTGGCTTAACGCCACCGTTTGTTCCGTCAGTCGTAAGCAGGTTCGGTGTAGGGTTTCCGTAGATACCTACGGTGTCAGTTACCACGAGACACTTAGACTCAACGGTACCGGTAATTTGAACGTCTTCTGCCAAAGCAGCTGTTGCTGTGAAAGCTGCTAAGATAGCTACGCTGATTTTATTGAACATAAAGTTCTCCTTTTTTTATTACTTTTCTGTTGTCTTTTCATATTGTGAATCAACGATTTTCTCATGAAGTAGTTCTTGCGCAAATTGGGCCCGTCTACCAGAAGCATTGTCTGGTAATTCGGAATCTTTTAATTGAACCGTGTCAACGTACTCACCTCCGGGTATCGTTTCATAATAACTCGTAGGCATATAGTCGAGCATGGTCAATTGTGAATGAAGTAGATTTGAGGCTGTAGCAATATCAGTATTATTGCCGGTGCCCAAAATCTTTTCTAAATTTTCTTTAATCTCTTTTTTCGTTTGTACTTTTTTGCGATCTTTTTCGTCCTGATCTTCGTCTCTTAAAGTCATTTCTCTATCGATTTCGTCCTGCACAAAATCTTCTGACAATGGATCGTAAGGCTCAGGTTCTTCTACTTCTACGTACGGCTGCTTATAGCCTGGGCAATTGGGATCAGTCTGAGGATCGAAGCATGGATCATACTGATACGTGTAAAGAACAGTAGGATCTTCAACCTTGCCTTCTCCTTCTACTTCAATCGAACCATCGCCCCAACGATTGATAGGAATGCCACCAACCGAAACAACTTTTCGTATCGAATTGCCGGGCAAACCGGACCAATCATCTGTTTCTCTAAAGATATATTGGCCTTCGTTCTCAGCATCCTCATTTTGTACGTGTACAAGCATATCATCTTCTGGATTTTTGACTGCGGTATATCGATAGATCACAGTACCTACAGTCAATCCTGCTTGTTGTGGCAATACGTTAGTCATTACCCAATTCATGCCAGGATTGGCTGCGTTTTGCGTAATTCCGTATACTACCTGAGATGAAGCCTGCTCAGAGTAAGACAAGCAAGAGCAACAAAGAAGCAACCCCGCCAGCGGCCATGAGTGTCTTTTGATCAACGTCCATCTCCTTCTTCTCCTCTTTTTCACCTTCTTCAAGAGGAGCTTCTCCTGCGTTTACTTTCCAAGCAGCTCTTGCTTCTTGGCCAATCAATCCATCATAAGGACATGGTGTACCAGCATTCATCATCGCATCAAACACTCTTTTATCTTGGCACATAAGCGATACTGCTGCTACCTTCATACCCATATCATAAAGAGTTTTAGCATTCTTTAGCCTTTCACAATTTTCATCAGTAAATTGGGTACCTGTTGATACACCAAGAATCTGAGTTTGAATTGCACCAGCCACGCCAAACGTACATAAATCAGAATTTGACGTATTGATTGTTGGCGATATCGCACTCGCGGGTGGTGACTTCAATGTCGTTGTCGTATTCCCGTTTGTCGTTATCGTACTGTTTGTTGTAGATTCAGTTCTTATCACATCATCGATTGGCAATGGCTCTTCTTCTTGAGCATACGGGCTCGAGCAAAAACCAATCAACAAAAGTGTAAACAAAAATAGATTCAGTTTCATTTTATTCTCACATCCATTATTTAACCACTGTTATTTATATATCAAGAATCCCACCATCATCGATTCACTTTATTTGACGGTTACCTGTCAATTATTTGACGGAATTAATTACTTTTTGGAATATAAAAAAAAGGAGGCCGTAGCCTCCCAAGTTATTGTTTTAGTAACGTATTTATTAGCGGCGATGAATGTAAACGTCAAGCCGCTTAGCGTTAGCAATTCCGCCAACGATGTCACCAAAAGAATCGTAAGAAACGCAGTTACCAGTCCGTAAATTTATTTCCTTTTGGATTGCTTCACGGCCCTTTACATTGACTCGATACCGGATGGGATGACCCCAATCACACTTCGCGCCAATATTTTTCAGGTCGGTGTTCATTACTTTCACCGCGGCTTTGAGCTCTTCGAGTTCAAGCATATCGGCAGCACACTCGGGATAAACACTACCAACGTATTGTTTACTTACACGCTTTTCAACATTAACTTTTTGCATAATAATCTCCGGTAGAGAAGGCAGCTTACGCTGCCTCTGCCATTTCAACTGCTACGTTAAGGGCGTCAAGCTTACGCTTGGCGTTGTGACCGAACCAAGCCGAGGTGGCTCGATTGTCGGCATTTCGACCAAGCTCGTGGTCAGTGAGGTAAGTCACTGCATTGTAAGCATTCCACCACGTTCCAGGTCGGAACTCTGCACCAGGCTGAGTGTCTACAACCTCAAGTGCTCGTTCAGCCGTTCGGCTCAGTGTCTTGTCACGCTTGGTGGACTCACCAAACACCTTAGCAAGGAACGTTTGGAAAGAGTCGTTAGTGTAACGCTTTGAGCCGAGAAGCTCAGCGGCTTGCTTGAACTGCTCAACACGAGTGTGTGAGATACCAAGCAGCTGCTTAACCTTTTCAGCATCAAACTCACTGCGGTGTGACAAGCGGACTGCGGGCATACCTTTCTCGGTAAGTGCCATCGTCAAAGTGTTGTTACATACCACTCGAGTCATAACAAACTTGACGTCAATGCTCTTGCCATACTGGTGTGGATTCGAGAAGAGAAGGTAACCTTTCACTTCGTCACCACCGAAGAGCGAGAAGCCATCTTTAACATCGGCTGCAGCCCATACAAGACGACCGTCCTGCAAGGAGCCCGCGGTATCCATTACCATATCGCCGTTAGCGACAAACTCAGAGAAGAACTCAAAAGCTTCTTCGTTTTGGCAAGGATTCCAGCCTTCGCCGACCATAGTAAGAATCTTACTGTCGGTTGAGCGTACCAATGCCTGCTGACCAGTCTTTTGGTTGTCACCTTTATAGCGAATAAACGTGTCAACTTTTTCAACTTCCCAGTCAAGTCCTGCGGCGACCATCATCTCACGTGGAGTCATGTCGTCATTTACTGGTACACCCATGCCATGCCAAGGTACGCCAGAAGAAAGACGGTATGCCATTTGAGCTTCGCCGTTAACAATTTCAAGATTATGTGCCATAACAAATATTTCCTTATTAACTAAACTTACTGTGCCATTCTATACCAAATGAAAGTAAATGTCAACCATTTTTTTCATTTAATTTCATTTAATTCTTGCTCGTCTAAAGCGTCGAGCAAATCCATTTTGAGCTCGTTTAAAGTAACGAACACTTTGAGATCAACAGCTTCGGGATTTACAGCCAACACCGAATTGATACAACTTTCGGCGACACGTATTGCTGCCATCTTATCTTGGATCTTTTCTATTACCATTACTTTTCTCCGTCTAAAAGGTCTTCAAGGTTCTGAATTACTTGGTTGAGTTCATTACGGAACTCGAGTGTCTTTTTCAGCTGATTGAACAGCTGCAGACGAGTAGGGTGGCGTTCCGACGGTTGATGACTAATAGTTATAAAATCCTTTTCGCCAAAACTATAATGCTTGACGCCAGTAATATCAATACGATCTTCTAGCCAATCGTAATTACTCATTTATAAGTCTCCGTCCAAGCAACGAAAATTTCCATTGCTTCTTCTTTTGACAAACCGAAGTTTTCCTGCAAAGCTTTAGGGGCAGCAAACATGTTGATGACTCCAGATTCTCGTACAGAGTCAAGCCACGCGAAATATTCTTTTAAGCTCATGCTAATACCTCAATTCGTCCATCATAATCAAAAGTGGTTTCAAAGGGAACATAACCGATGTCACCGATACGTGAATCATCATCGCTATCGGCACCAGTAATTTCAATGTGGAAGCCTTTGAACATAGAAACACCGTGTTCAGGGTGGATTACATCACCTTTCTTGATGACTCGACCAACGATGAAGTGATCAGGACGACCTTCAAGAGGCTCAAAATCGTAAGCCTTGATGACGTTACCAATCTCAGCAGTGTTCTCATATTTCAGCATAATCAATACCCTTTACCAATTTACAGTACCATTCTACCAAATCAAAGCGAACTTGTACACCGTTTTGTGAAATTATTTTTGTCAATAGAATCAACCACTTATGCATATGGCTATCATAAGTGGTTGTTTTTGAAGGGATTATTTTTTTAGATCATTTTGTTATATGGATATAACCGTATGATCTAAGGGATGAAATCAGTGAATTGTGGGGTTTTCGTCGGCTTCGAAAAGGCCTTCGAGCATGTCGTGGCAATGATCGCCATAGCCTGCTTTAATGAGATCTATAACGTCTGGATACTCGTCTTCAGTCTCGATGGGTTGTGGCTCGAGTTGCTCCCATCGGCGATGATGGAATACATCTTCGATAAACGCTTGAGCCATACCTCTCGATTTGAATGAGCAGGCACGAGTAATGAGGAATGGATTGTGTGCAGCAAAGAGAGCGTATTTCTTACCATCACCGGCACGATACGATAGCTCGTCTACGTCTTCATCTGAGTATGTTCCCAGAAAAACGCCTCGATTCCGATCAATGATTATGTATCTCTTCGTCTGTTTCATACATCGCCCTATATTTCTTTCGCACTTTCATTACATGTTCAAGATAATCGTACGTATTAAACTTGAACACCTGTGGTTCAGAATCATCTACCGCAATGAGAATGACACCTTGCTTAATAGGAATACCAGTCATCTCATAAAAGGCTGCTGCATAAAAAGACACTTGAAGAAAATAGCTTAAGATACCTTCTTCGGTCTTTACACGCCGGGAGGTTTTAAAGTCAATTACAGAGAGTTCACCTTCGAACTCTGCGATACAATCAACCTGGCCAGCAGTTCGCAATTTATCACTATAAAGATACACTTCCTGAAACCATATATTATTTATTTTTTCTTCGAGTACGGGCTTGATAGTGTTAAACATGAAAATGTTGGCGGGCTGTTGTTTGCCTTTCCAATCTTCGACGTTATTGAGGTAGTCTTCACAAAGTTTGTGAACTGCTGTACCACGCGATGATGCTTGGCGAGATATACGATTTGCTTCTTCTTCACCTACACGCTTGCGCCATTCCATCAAAGCTTTCTTGCCTAAGATGCCAAGGACTGTCGTAATTGAAGGATAAGCTTCGCCGTCTGGTGTAAAGTACCGACGACCAGACTCAGTAGTTTTGCGTGAGAGCTCGGGCATTTCGAGCCCATGATCAACGTGGGTAAACATAATATAACCTTTGTGGTATCAATGTGCCATTATAACACATCTTAAAGCAAATGTCAAACCAGTGCGAGACCAGACGTGACTTCAATATACTTCTTTGCAATCTCTTCGATAGTATCTGACATTGCAATAATCGAGCCTTCAGCAATCGAAACTTCTTCGGCGTCAGCACTCATCATCCACGGAATCATACCGAATCCTTCTTTGCCTGGAGCCAGACAGACGGGCTTTTTCATAGTGATTCCGTGAGCTCCTTTGCCCATATATCGGCCAATCACTTCTTCACCAGAAGTTAATTTCAAAGTAATTATATCAATCATAGTTCATTCTCCAAATAATACCACGCTACCCATTTGTTAAACTCTTTTGCAAAGAGATCGTTTTCAAAGTAAAACGTGTGTTCATAAATGTTAGTCCATTCAGTGAGTTTCCATTCCCACTGATTGAGATTTTCTTTGCACCAGTTTTTGCAAACTGATTCAAGATCAGAGTGGATAGGTACCTCGACCGCAGTGTCTTTCATCCATCTCATTTTATAGTCTGCGATTTGTTGTGGCGTCATTTATCCTCCGATTAAAACGGTAGGTGATCCCATAATAACTCTGCCCGATCCTCCAGGTGTATCAACCTCGTCGCCGATACGTGCCGCGGGCAAACCTGCAATAAAAACTTTTGACGATCCTTCATTAACGATTTGGCCTGGATGCGGAGCACAACTCGATCCAACCTTAATTTTATGAAATCTCAACGGTGATGTAAATACTGCAGCATTGATGTTATTGATTTTAACTTCTGGAATTCCAAACTCAATCGTAGTAGTAAGCGTACAACCATGATCTGCTGGCGTACCTGTTGCTACTAAATCACCTTCCCGTGCTGCTGGTATCGTCATGTTGAATACTCCGTATTCGATGTAGGTTGTGGTGGTATTACATTCTGAACTACTTCTTCGAGCCCAGGCCGAGTTGACCAATAGAAATATTGGTCATACGTTTTTTCATACACCCGAGGTGGATAATCAAACGCATTTGGATTTGTATTACCGACCGTAAATTGGAAAGTAAATTGTCCAAGATCGTTTGCAACACCTGGCAAATCTGTTGACTTTTCTGGTACTCCGCCGGGCCTATGCTCAAATGGAACAAGCCATTCTTCTAAAAAGACTCCGTCTTCGGCTGGAGCATTTGCATACCAAGTTGCTGCGTCGTCAAAAGCAATGTTTGCCTGATATTTATTACTCGGTGTAAATTCCCCTCCGGTGTATCCAGTAAAAAGGAATCTTTCTTCTGGCCAAATCTTTTCTTGATTTTTTACAACACGTATAGTATTATTGTTTACGACAGAAACATCAACCCACGATGGTGAAGAAGTAACACTGATATTTGTAATTTCGCTATTAGCACTGGGCGCATCGATTTTTGTTACTACGGCTCTCGCTTTAATATCAGCAGGTAAGCCGAGGGATTGCCTTTGAGTATCGGCGACGACAACGTCAAAAGTGTCACCGACAGAATAATTTTTGCCGGGATCAACTATAATTACTTTTGGACCGAAGTACCAATTATACGTATTTCCATCATCATGTACAGCGCCTATAGTAACCGGATCAAATGTATCTGAATTGTATGCGTATCGATACGCGTAAAGTTCGAGAAGAGCGTCTTCACCAGTAATCGCGTTTCCATTACTATCTTTTCTTGGACCATCGACTAAACTAAACGACCATGCCGGATTTGGTGTTGAAGTGAGCCACACTGGAATGGGAGCAATATCATAATACGTATTAAACGTTGATTGATCCGCTGTATTTGCCGGATTCGTTGGAAAATCCCATTCATAATCAAGTATTCTTTCTGACTCTGGATGATTATTTGGAAGATAACTTTGCCAAGCCGGGTCTGGAAATCCATTGATGATTTGCATCTCTAGGATTGGCCCAGCTGGATATAGAATTTCTGGTCCAGATGACGTGTTAGCTGAGCCCCCAGTATTATTCGCCTGAGGCGGTACAAAGTAAGGTGCAGTATTTGGCTCAGTCGTAGGATATGACGCGTTAAATGTGTTATTTGCTACACCATACGCTGCATAGACAACGATTTGCTCTGGATAAGTATTTGCGTTATAATTCGCCCAAAAGTTATTGCCCGGATTTCCACGCCCAACATTAAAAAATCCTAGATCAAATGGCTGAGTCCAATTCGCCCACTGCACATTTTCCCATCGAATCTTGTGATTATATACAGTAATTGTACCATAGAATCCTGCCGCACCACTAAAGGTGTTGGCGACTCCATTGACAAAATCTGTATTAGTAAAATCATCCCAATACGCAACAACATCGGTAACGGCTGTTTCATAGCCACCACCCACGCCCGGACTTATGTCAATTCTAATATCTGTGTCGGGATTAAGTGGTGGACCACTGCTCTGTACAACAAAGTTAAATGCGTTAGCAGAAGCAGTGGACCCACCCACAGAGTTTGCAAGCAACATCGCGCTATTGAACTCAACATCATGCTCATAATCTTCATTTCCATAGATTGCCGGAAATTCAAAATCGGGCTTGATTGGAAACGTCGCCCTTTCGACATAATGCACATTCTTATTCGTTATTTCATAATCTATGGAAGTATTACTCATTTTGTTTCATCAGCTATGCTGCCTTTAGATAGTTACTGCACCTCTCCTTAGCTAGTATATATTCTTTAACAAGGCCTGATCTTACGATGTCATCCACACCGAAGTTGATAATATCAAACGATGGAATTCTCTCTACCACTCTCAAGAAGTCAGTTAAACCTGAAACATCATTACGATTACGAGATCCTGCTAAATCATCTTGGAATGTGTCGCCGCAGAAAATGATTTTAGAAGACTCGCCTACACGAGTGATAATACTGTCAAGCTCATGATATGTCATTGATTGGCATTCGTCAACTACGATAATCGAGTTATCAAATGTAAGTCCACGAACAAATGACGATGTCATGAATTCAACCATACGTTTTTGTTTGAGAATTTCCCATGCATCTCCTCGCTGAAAAAGATCGTTAGTAATGTCGGCGTAGGGAACTGTGAAGACTGCTTCTTTTTGAGTTCTGGAACCTGGCATGAAGCCCTGTTCGCGTGTTTGTACTGCTGATCGTACGATGATCAATTTTTCATATTGTGGATTACTTAATACATCGAGCAAGCCGAGATACATTGCACACATTGTTTTACCTGTGCCTGCTGTTCCAATTGCTGCGACGTTTTGATCACTACGATAGCTGTCGAATAAATCCTCCTGTGTTGTTGTTATTGGCTCAATCCTTCTCATAGAGAACTTGTTGTTCACTACATGATTCAGATCCCTTTCCTGTCTACGCTTTTCCTTGCGGGACATGCGGCGACTATGTTTGGCCATGAAACCTCCTTAGAAGTCATTAATTGTGCTTTTTGTTGTTCTAGATCCCGGATGATGGGATTTAATGTTTTTAAGGACATCACGAAAAGAATCATCGGGCTTTTTGAGCCCGAGACGCACCGAATCACCTATACTTGGTGCTGAAGTTATAATAGATTCGAGGTGGGGATTTGCTTCGAGGAATTCAACCTTCTGCGAGTAAGGCATTACCTTATCGAAGGTTTGTTGTGTTTCTTTGTCACGGAATGTATAAATTGGCATTGTTTCTCCACGTATAGGTTTATTTATACGTAATTGTAGTACAAGTCAGCCCAATCGTCAATGAGAGGGATATCATCGTTACTATAACTATCGTTAAAACCGTGCCGCATGAGGAGTGGACGAAGACCAAGCTCAAGCCCAACTTCGGCGTTGGCAATCTTATCTTCTATCCACAAACAGCCACTATCTTTATATTCAGCCAATGCCTGATCTTTATCAGCACCAGTGTCTAAGTAAACGTACCGCTCAAATGTGGTTGGGCCAAACAACTCACAAAGGTTTTTGGTACGCAAGTGTTGAGCGTATTCATCGTTACTCAGAGAAGTGATAGCGTGAAACACGATTCCCTTTTCTTCATGAATTTTACGAACGTACTTGATTGCATCTCGGAGTGGAGGTAGCTTTCGTATGGTAGCACTTTCGTTGAACATTCGGATCAATCTCTTAATGTCTTTTCGCTTCATACTATATGAAACAGACATGTCGTAGACCTGATCGAATTCTTTGTGATAACCGTGTCGCTTCATCCACTGGTCAAAAGCATATTCCCAATCGAGAAGAACACCATCACAATCGACAAGGATTACCTTGTCAGCTATACTTGTCATATCATCACCAATAACTCAATTTACTGTGCTATTCTAACACAGTCGAAAGTAAATGTCAACTATTATTGATCATTAAATTCTTTAAAATTGAAAACTTTTTCATCGCGACGTCTTCGACGCTTCATTTTCTTATCTCGATTCTTGGTTTTTTCCCTGCGGCGATCTTCGTTTTTATCGCCCCATTCGTTATCGTAAGAACCCTCGCGAAAATTCTTGAAACGCTTAGCCATGATTTTATCCTATTTTACTCCTATAAATGTCAGGAAAAGCTTCGAGCAATGTTTTCTCAGTCAACCCTTTGATAGGTGTTTGAGAAATTACGTTATTCGCTAAGAGCTCAGCGTCATTATCATTCACGTCTTCGAGAAGACTAATGAACAAAGTTTCTCGCTTCACTTGGTTGAGATCGTCATAACCTCCACCCTTAACGAAAATACGAAGCCTCCTTGTTTCTTTGTACAACAACCCTTCTGTACCAAGTTCCATGTTATTCTTTTTCCAAGGCGGTGGACTGTTTGGCAAAAGAAACTCAACATTTTCCTTGTCATAAGTCAAGCGTAAAATTGAACGTAGTGGCCCGCAATCATTCTGCCTCAGCCAATCAATTTTTTCACTCTTCTTCTTCAATTCAGAAACTTTATTCAAAATCTCTGAAAGCGATAATCGTACAGCCATAGTTAAAAATCCTGTATATCAGTAATTAAATGCTTCAACTTTTTCTTAATGAAGAAATTAAACAAGAGCTCACGACCTACTGGTTCTTCTTTGCTGTATTCCTCGAGGATTTGAGTTTTATACTCATCGGGAATCTCAGCAAGGTCGATCATTTTCTTATTACGATTATACCGCAATCGTGTTTCTTCATCCATTTCACCATTTTTAAGTAAGCTCATTCGCTTTTGGGTCATTGGCTTTTGTCTTTCACCAACGGCCAAACAATTGTCTGCTGACAAAATGTTTGGAACGCCGTCACCGACATCGCCCTTAAAAATGTGTTCAGATAAGTATTTATCTGGATTGTCGTTTCTTATCCACCGTTTACGGACGGGATCGTATTGGTCGACATTAGCGTAGCGATGTAGCTGAATGTAATCTTTGTCGCCTGATAGGACAAGGAATTTTTCTGAACCGGTATTGAGCTCAGTTCCTTCTTCGTGGATGATAGTGCCAATAATGTCGTCAGCCTCACAGCGTTCAATGTCGATTACTTTATAGGGAAAGAACTCGACGAGCTCAGCCTTAATTTTATGTAAGCACTCGAACAAAGCATTCCAATCGAGATCAGAAGCGTCTCGATTCTTTTTACGATTAGCTTTGTAATAAGGGTAGTAATCTCGCCGCCATACATTTTTATTGTCGGCACAGATAATGATCTCACCATACTCTTCGGTAAACTTTTTACGATTGAGTCTAAGTGAGTTGAGGAACATGTGACGAATGAGATTTTCGTCAAGATCTACGTTGTGGTGGTTACCGATACTGGCGAAGAGGGACGCCAGCATCACCTGGTTGTAATCTACTAAGATAGCCATAATTTATTACCATTGTTTAATCTGAAGCCCTATTCTAATCTATTTCATCGTCAATGTCAACCATTTTTTGTTCCATATCTTCAATTGTGATATTTTCGACAGCAAATTGCTGAAGAGGATGGTCGATACCGCTGGTTTGTAGGTGTAGGGATCTGATTGCTTCGAGAATGAGAACCATCGACGGAAAATACTTTTCTATATCTTCGTCGAAGTTACATCCAGCCCGCCCAAGCTCGTTAATAACATGTTGCCAAAGTAAGTCTGCTACATCACTCGCAAAGCTTTCTTTATAAGCACGCAATTGCTGCTGGACTTCCTCCATTGATTGTGGCGGCCCATCGAGTCGAAGCTTGGGGAACTGAATAACATTTTCGTTGCTCATTCATGATTCTCTTTATCTGTTCAATACATTCGCGAGCGTGGCATCCCACATCGTCTTAAATGATTGAATACTATTTCGAGCTAAGTTAAAACGATCTGAGTACGTAAATCCGTTGAAGTAATTTGGATCGTTGTTCATTACTTGCACTAATTGCTTTGCTACAGAGTAAGCATAGTTTGCATGATCATTGAGGTTATCCTTAAAGTCATACGTAATTGTAGCGTTAGCAGAAGTCTCTGGAAGTGCACCATAGTTCGGATGGATACAAATTACCTGACTCTTAATTGCTTCTATCAGTGCAATACAGGACGTCTCGCGCCATACATTAGGATAAAGGAACACGTGAGCTTTATCAAGCGCCTCGAGTACTTCTTCATTTGGAACGGCACCATGATAAGTCATATTAGGATGAGCTTCGATTGCTGCGAAAGTATCCTTATAAGGTTCATCACGAGATTCCCACCCGTAAATGCTAAACGACGAGTAAACATCTAAATGCAAGTTATCGAACTCAGTACAAAGAGCTTCAAAAATAGGCACTAACAACTCGAGACCTCGATGTGGTGTCGTGTGGTAGATAAAGCGAATCTTATCTTGCTCTTTTTCGCGAGGCTTGTATTCTTTTTCGACAGCATTACAAATGACTGCACAATGAGAATACGGAATGCCATAGCGAAGGATAAACTGATCTCGTTGCCAAGCCGATACGAAAATAATTCGATCAAACTTTTGCCAGCCGCCATCGGCGAGAATACGATTCTCGGGATCTTCTGCAAGATCGTGGCACCAAAGAATATTTGGAACGTCCTCATACATCTCGCGAGTACGAGATAAATGAATAGCAACATCTTTCAAATAGTCTGGATTGGCATTGTCGAGAAGACGCTGCCTCATCATTTCAGTTCCACCATTTGAATTTTTAGAAAGCTCGGTTTCGATAACCTCGCCTCTGTAAATCACACTCATGTTTTACTCCACAGGGATAATTGAATTTACACGGTCAACTCGGAAAGATCTCCAACCGTTGTTTTGTAGGTCCCACACAGCTAAGACTTGCTCATTCACAGCAGTAGTCGTAGCGGCAGGGGTAAATGTTCCATCGCCGTCTGATACAGGCGCAGGTGGTAGTTGGTCTTCGATAAGAGTACACTTCATCAATCGATTTTCACCGTTCATTTTAGTGAAATCGACAATGCATACCTTTTCTTTAAGAACGCTTTTGATTTCATCATAAGTCATAATATTTTACTTCCTCTCACTGGGTGGTTAAATAAAGCTTTTGAAAATCCGTCAAGCCACTTCAAACGAAACTCAACACTAATCAAAGATTGATAGAAATCTGTGATTGTACCATTATTATGTATACGATACGTAAGAATATCTGCGGGCATATCTAAAATAAAGTCATCTTCAATCTCCGTTTCGAAATTGATAATCATTTCTTTGCCTTCATCAAAGCGCCCGTTGAAGTAACGCCTTGAGTCGCCAGAAAAGCTACAACCGGCTCGAGTCAGTTGAACGATAACTATACTTCCAATTCCTACCTTATCAATAATAGGCTTGAGCTCTTCGACGAATCCGCCATCAGAGATAGCGTAATTTTTATTGCCGTCGATTTGCTCAGCGACCTTTCTACCAAAATAGTCTTTACCATACTTTGGTTTAATGTTATCTTCGGATACATGGATCATTGCCTCTCGACGAGACTTACCACCTAACTCGATTTCTTTACGTTCTTTCAGAGATCGATTGTTGTATCCTTTCATGAACCAATCTTCATCTACATTATAATGCTTAATCGTTTCAAGAAAAAGTTGCTTCTTAAAACTGACGTGTTCAAAATTAAAAGTACGGGCAAAGAAAGCCGCAGCTTCATCTTTGCCCGATCCGGGCGGGCCATTAAAGATTAGTATCATTCATTTTTCTCATTTCAAAAAAGCCGTGTTTAGCTATGTAATACGCGTCAATAATATCACTGACGGGATTCCAATTCTTCGAGCCTATTATATCAAGTTTCTCGAAAATGTCAACCCCTGTTTCAGTAATGAATGACTCGTACATATCAATTTTACTTGCGTTACCTTTACCAGTCGCAAACTTTTTAATCGTAGTCGGCGCATAAACTTCAAAATCAATTCCACATAACCACATTCTTTGCTTGAGGTATCCACCATTCTCTGCAATGTTAAACACTCGACCAACAGCACCAAAGGCGTATCCTTCAATAAACGCGGTCATTGACCCACTATTAAACATGACATCGAGTGTCCATGCTGAAAGGTTTTCGTATCTCTGTTGATCACAATTCCACTCAGGATATTCATAGCCTATGAATTGAGGTGAGCTTACTTCTTTCTTTCGAATAAAGAAGTGAAAGGTACAATTGTCAATACTCCATTCTTCACCATCATGTACACATACGGCTGGGCTTGTCATACTGTAATCGATTCCAACGATAGCCACATTTCATCTCCATTATCATAATAGAGATATTTATCAATCTGCTCGGTAGAAAATATGCGAGCCTATATGACCGACCATTGAGAATCGATGACGCCAACTAGGATCAACGTAATCAGCATGGTAATGAGTAGCGCCTTCAGTAATTCCACGATATAAATCTTTTGATAGAATTTGTTGGGCAATCAATCGTGATTCGTACCAAGCATCAATATCTCGTGGTGTATCAGACTTACCATCACAATACCAACTAAACTGACACTTATTCCTAATAGGTACTTCGCGGCCTTGCTCGAGATGCCATTTGCTCAACACAGCTTGTTTTACGACATCACATACCGTATCGGGATAACGTCTATCTTGTACCCGATTGAGTACAACGTCAGAAACGGCGTATTTGCCCGCCAGATTTTCACTACGAGCTTCGTGGTAAACATTCAAAGCCAGGCAATATTCTTCATCTGGTATCAATGGTGAATTCACTGAAGTGTCTTCTGCGAAGGCGTAATACGCCATGGCACTAATTAACGCTGAGATCAAGTATTTCATATTAAATGGGTCTTCGTTTTAGTACAGTCGTTAAACCTCGCCTTTTCTTCTCATTATTATTAGCGCTTTCTGCCATCGCTGTTGCAGCGTCATCGACAGAGCTCGGTGGTTGTCTTGTTGGTGCTCGGTCCCAATCAATGGGTTCTTCTTTCACATCCATTCGCATAATTTGTTCTTCATCTACGAGTGGATTCATTTGTTCACGATCTCGTTTAAACATACCTGTCGATACGATAAGAAGCATGATTGCAAGTGGATCAAATACAAAGATGATAAGAATGATAACACCGCGTACTGCTTCATCAAAATATGTTCGAGCTTCGTCTCCATAGACTAACTCAGCAATGTATTTTAAAGGACCAACCTCGACTTCGAGAGCCAGTTGCTCTTGCTTGA